TCTGCCACTGCTCTTGTTGCTGAGCATACTGCTGAGAGCGGTTGCTGTAGTCCGAGTTGCCGCGAAGCGCCGCGTCATGCTCCATTTGAGCGCGATTTAGAGCCTTTTGGGCCGCTATCTGCTCATCTGTGTTGCCTTCCTCCACGGCCTTTCTGTAGGCAGATTCTGCGTGAGCCAAGGCGTATTTCGCCCGGTCCTGCATCTGGCTTAGCAGTACCGCCTCGCCCTTGTGGAGAATGTTTTGTAGGTTGCGGTTTTCCTGCGTAATTTGCTGGGCGACCCGGATGGCCTCCTCGCGCATACGCTCAGCATCTTCGCGCAGACGGCGCTCTTCATGCTGTTGGTAACGCAACTTGTTGATGCGCTTCTTGACTTTCTCGCTGTAACCAGCAAGCTCGTCGTCGTCATCGTCGTCGTCTTTTGCCGTCTTTGATGGCGGTCGGCGGTCTTCCGGCTCTCGGTCGTCAACAATTTCAAGATTGAGATTGCTTTCTTCCTCGCCCGGCTTTTTGCCAATAGTTGTTCGCACCCCGAGGAATCGCTCCTCCTGAGATGTTCGCTCTTCTACTGCCTGATCTTCGCTCATACCTTTTCAATCCCCCTTGGGTCATCCACAACAGCCTCAACGCTGTCGTCGTTAATGAGCCTAAACTCCTTACCGTGTATCTTGAACCGAGTTCCGCTGTACGAACGCATGAGCACCCAGTCGCCCTCTTTGCAGTAAGGGCCGTTGGGGAATCTCTTGGGGTCGTTGTATGCGTCTGGTCCGGCTTTTAAGACAAACCCGCAGATAGAGCCAATTTCCTCTATGTGCAATGTTTCTCTGGCCTTGATGATGCCGCCTTCCGTCTTTTCGTCGGGTTCCGGCAGTGCGATAAGTAGTTTGTACCCTTTGGGTTCTGGAAGCTGGCTTGCTTGCCTTTGCTCCTGCGTCATGGTGTACGTCCCTGCACCGAAAGTTGGCGTTCGGAGTCGCCTAGCGTCACATCATGTGACGAAACTATTCTCGATCCATCCTGTCGTTCAGGTCGAGAAGCTCGCGCTCGGCATAGGCTAAGCCTTCAATAATGCCGACACAGCGAGAGTAATCGTTCATGTCCTTGCAGGCGCCACCTGCAATATGGTCCGTAATCTCGTTCATATGATTACGAAACATCTCTTGCAGTGCTCCTAACAAGTTATTTGTAGCACGTTTATTCATCGTCTAGCAAGTCCCTTACTAAATTAAATCCTGACCTAAATCCTTCCATTTCCGCCTGCGCGCCCATTGTTTCTCTCTGGGACTCAACCTTGGCCGCAATTTTCGCCGCCTCAATCCTCTCCTCCTGATCCATCTTTTCGTAGTCGAGTTCGGTTTTTGCTCGGAATTTTTCTAGGTCAGACTGTATTTTAGCCATTTCGGCTTGTGACTTGACGATGTCAACTTGGGCCTTAGCCATCGCTTGCTGTTGCTTGATGTCGAGAGATCGCTGTTCCGCTTGGGCCTTCGCCATCGCTTGCTGTTCTTTCATCGCAAGCTCGCGCTGTTGCATCTGGATGACAGGGTCTTCCTGCATCTGCGCGTTTTGCTCGGCTTGAGCCTGCTGTTGCGCCTTGCCAGTAAGCTGTGCGGCGGCTGGCGCCACCAACTTGGACAGGCGGTATTCGATGTCTTCAGGCAACGGCTCGTCTGGCGGCGGAAGTTCTACGCCTAGCTCGCGCTCTATCTTGCGCCGATACTCAAAGGCAACGTGCTCAGAAACGTGCGCGGCCATAGCGGCCTGTGCCGCCTGCGCGTTTGGAGACTGACTGGCAATCGCCATAATCTCCGGGTTCTGCATCATGGACATATGAACCTGAATGTGCGCCTCATGGTCTTGATACATGAACGCCTTCACAGGCTCGCCATTGATAATGTTCATGTTCTCCGAGACGGGATCGGTAGGCTTGATGTCATTTTCAGTCGGAACAATCTTGTCCGCATCCTGAATGCCCAGAACTTCCAGCATCTGACGGTGCAGGAGCGGGATGTCGTACATTTGCGGCGCCTGCATGGAAAGCTGTAGCGCCGCCTGATACTGCATGATCCTCTGGGCCATTGTGCCGGCGTTGGGATCGCTGACCGGAATAATATCCACTCGGTCGTCAAAGTCTTCCCTGACTATGGGGCCGTCGTCAGGCTCGTAGGGGTATGAGCTAGGCCCGTAGTCCTTTACTAGCTCTACCAGTATCTTCAGTTCCTTGGATACTGCGGCGTGAACGCGAGCCTGCACTGCACTCATCACCTTCATCTCGCGCTCAAGAATTGCGAGTGTCGTTCCTACTGGCGCCTCACCATTGATGTCAGCCGCCTTTACATCTGCCGCAGACGCAAATCTTCGCCCTTCATTGACGATGTCGCCCAACAACTGGTACAGAACGCCGCTCGGCTCTTTGTACGGCAGGAAGGTGATATTGTCCCTGATCGCCCCGCCGGGAACGTCCACGTCCCTGAACTCGCCGGGCATAATTGGGGTGTCGTCGCCCTTGATCCGCAGGCCGCGCGACTTGAGGCCGCCGGGCAGATTTGACAGCGTCCCTGAGTCCACAAGCTGACGCAGGATTGATGTCGCAGACTTCGACAGGCCGCCAATCATGTGAACCAAGCCGAACCCGTAGAAGCCTAGTCCCGGCAGGTACTGGTAATGGACGTAGTGCTGTCGCGGCAACTTCTTCTGGTCGTCCTCGTACCAGTTGCGCCGGATAGACAGAATCGTTCTGGATGACTTGTCTATGGTAACGACGTAAGGCAATGCAATGCCCGTCGGCACGCCCCTGTCTGTGTCTTCAAATCCGGCAAGATCTAGGTTTACCTGCATCTCAAGCAGGGTATGCCGGTTGTCGTACTCATAATTTTCCGAGTCTCCGGTCAGCCTGTTGTACTTCTGCTGGATTTCCGAGATGTCGGGTGAGGGGGGCGGCAGGTCTATGTCGGCATAAAAACCTGCCACCTGCAACTTGCGGATTTCATTCGCGCTTCGCTTCATCACATGGGTTGCGCGCTCGCAAGTGGACAGGTCTGAAGCCCCGTAACTCACCACAAAGTCTTCTGCCGGAACAAACATCGCGCAGGGGCGCCCCATGTTTGGATCGTAGTAGACTTTTCTAAATGCAGATCCCGCAATCGGAAGGGAGAACAGGAGCTTTTCCGTCTCCGTCCTGTACTCCGTCATGCGCTGTGTAATCAGGTAATTCAGGTAATTCTCTACGCGATGGGCCTGACTCACCTTGTCGGGCGTTAGCTTTCCGACAATGCTGGTCTTTACCGGCCCGCTGGCGGGATATATCTCCTGAATCGTTTGCGCCTGAAAGCGGATTACAGCTTCAGACAGCATGGGATGGAACACCCCGCAGGCGCCCTCCCAAGGCGTTGATCTATCCTCAAACTTCAACCCGAGCAGGTCCAGCCCGCGTATGTAGGAGTCTTCCCAGTCTGCGCGACTAACCCTGTCAGAATCAAAAGCGGACACAAGCTCGGACGCAAGAGAGTCTAGCTGTGACTCGGGTAGGTACTCGACCAAGTTTGCGTCGTGAGATGCGCCGACAAGCATCCCCGCGTCCGGGTCAAAGTCCAACATGACTCCGCCTTCGTCATCGAAAATTCCTACAGATTCTGGATTTTCGATCACAATTTCCAAAGCGGACTCTTCCATCTCGCCCATCATTGGTAAAGCCGCTTTATCAATAGCCATGTTTAGCCCATTTTCTTGGAATAGCCGCGCCCTTTGGTTGCCGCTCCGCAACCTCGCGCCATCGCCTGCTTCGTCTTGCCGCCCTCTTTCATCAGCTTGGGCATTTCAATCGCGCTTCTGGTTGACTCCGAGTAGCGCATGGGGCCAGATGCCAGCACCGAGCCACGACGACCGCGACCAACATTTGCATCGGTCTTAAACTTAGGCAGATCGCTATAATTGCGGATATCGTTGCGAATAATGTTTCCCGCTCTGTTCGCAATTTTCGCCGCCCTGACTGGGCCAAAGGTGTTCAAGACCCGAGATGCGGCGCCCCTGATGTCCCTCTTCGTAGGACGGACCATTATTTAACCTTACCGCCCTTCATGTAGCCTTTGGTCTTGCCGCCCTTGAAGTACCCTTTAGTCTTGGGCACCATACCGCCAGCCATCATCTTTCCTTCGCCGTCAGCCGCAAAAAAAGGCACTTCTTCGCCTTCTTTGTTTTTGACCATCTTCAGCTTGCCACCGCTGGCATACATTTTAGACTGCTTCTTCATCATTTTGGGCACCTGCATATAGGTTGTTGAATACTTGGTTTACGTCCAGCGTGTAGTCCAAATCTGACTTAGAGTAATGGATATGCTGTGACGGTCTAAAATCCGGAGCGCCTTCTCCAGTCTCAAACCAAGCTGGGTGCGTCACCCTGACTCGATTGTTTGGAAGCGCCACAATGTTGCCTGTCCATTTGCCTGCATCCAGCAGTTCCATCACATGGCTCTGCTTGTGCTGGGCGGGATCATCAGCAATCTCGCTCTCCGTGTAGTCCACGGTAAACATATATTTAGCCGGAAAGAACTTACCGTCTATCTTTGCCAGCCAAGGGCATGGAGTTGCCCTTTCTAGCACATACACCGCATGAGTGCTGGATGAGCAATCCCAAGGCTGTGCCGCATACGTTGGCATTGCTTCAGGCCATTCTTCAAAAGGCGTGTCGCCTACAAGCGCCGTTATCGGCATCCGCGCCCACATTGCGCCGCCATGCACATTAGGCTCGTCGGTGTCGTAGGTTTCTGCGCCAGTAAAAATAATCTGAAAGCTCAGAGATCGACAAGGCATCGTGGTGACGGCTATCGCCATCGCATGCAGAAACTCGCCGTGATACTTCTGATGGTTGTGGGTGTATTCCTTCCGAACCCAGCACTTAAAGTGCGGGATGTTACTTTGCAAAAAGGCCATGTTGCCCCTTAGTAGTAGTCTGCGCGTCTTCCGTAGTCTGGCTCCGGCTCGTCCTCGTCGGAGTGCAGTGGGATAAACCCACCCTGCCGGAACCGCAACAACGCCTGCGTGGAGGAGTCAACCAAGTCATCGTGCTCCCCAGCCGGGAAAGACGCAAACTCCTGAATAACCTCTTCCGCGAATCGTGTCTCTGGCGCCCATACAATGCCAGAAGCAAACAAGTCAGCAACAGCGTTCACTCTTGCTATCTTGTCATTACCACGGGACGGTGTGTACTCCGAAACCGGAATACCCATCGCCCGTAGCTCAAAAATTAAAGGCATCCCTGCCGCTTTAGCCTCCACTATAAATGCGTCTGGTTGCATTTCTGACCAGAACTCATACGCCTTGCGCTTTAGCTCCGGAAACTCCAGACGTTCTTTGTACGCATCCAGTAGGATGATGTTGGGTTTAGTGACCCCATCGTCATCTGGGGTATAGAAAACACCCCACGTTGTGCAAGCAGAATAGTCGGCTCGCTGTGTTTTCAGAAACGCCGTGTCCCATGACTGAATGATAAATTCACATGGGGGCGGTCGATCCTTGTCCCACACCTGCCACCACTCTCGCTTGATGAGAGCGCCCTCTTCGGACGTTGGGTTTTGTTGATACTGCGCGTTCCATTTGGAAGCTGGCAGTTCACTACGCAGAGCTTCTAGCTCCGTTTTGCTCCAGAACTCAGGCCACAAGGGATTGCCCGATGGCATGATTGCTGGAAACTCAATAACCTCCCACTCGTCGCTTCCTGAGCGTTGAGCGGAGGACTTAATAATCTTGCCGGTTAGATCTCGCATATGCCAGCGAGTCATTACCACCACAATCGCGCCGCCCGGCTGTAGACGCTGTCGAGGTCCGGATGTGTACCATTCGTAGGTTCTGTCAAAGACCGCAGGGTC